GCATCCTTAAGATCGATTGTGGCAAATTTCCGATCGATACTGCTGCGAAGAGCGAGTCTCTGATTATACGTCTGATCACGAAAACGGATCGAACGCCTAGTCAGTCGATGAGTCTCCAACCGAGGTACACAGTAGGACATTAAGCCCTGCTGAACGTACTGAACAGTTGAAGGTTCTATCGCAATGACTCGAGGAGACGACTGAGTCTTCGGTACGAAAACAACTCGAACGGGTTTTTCAAAACCAAGTCCGAGGTATTCGAGCGAATTCGCAGATCCACGTTCAGCAGCCTCACACGCATATTCAAAATTTGGAAAGGCGTGTAGGTCTGACGGAAACGTATGCTCCATTCTGTCGTACCAGTAACGAATGTGTTTTCTTTCATTAGAAAGGAACCTTTCGGCTGTTACGCCAGGACCATGACTACAGATGATTTCTTCCGGATCGATCTCAGGAAAAACCTGAGACCAAATCAGAGAAGAGACATCATCTAATACAACATCATTACGTTGTATTTGTGAAGTCATAGAGCGGAGGTCTTCTTCAATTGCAAGATAACTGGCTATAGCATCAGCCTCGCGAGAGGCTGTGCATGGCATCTTCAATTTCTTAAAGAAATTGCAGATCTGTCGAATGTAAAAAATACAGTCAACATCAGGATCTTGCAAGACTCTTCCATCACGAGCGAACACACGGCTGAAGAAACCTCCGAGCAATCGGGGGAGACTTCCATGCCTACTATAATTAGTAGGACATGTGAGCCGCCCTTCCTCGATGCCTCTTTCGAGAGCAGTAGCGAGTAAGGGGAGGGTAATCGTTAAAAACGAAAGCCCTTCGTGTTCACAACGGTGCTGAATAACTTCAGCATCGCGTTCGACGGACAAGTTGAGGTCAATGCTGGCTTGAGCCAACATTGCCTTAACGAGCATGGTCGGTCTTTTCACTTCAACCTCCTTTAGAAGAGGAATGAAGGACCGTCCAGACTTGCTCCGGCAGCAAGCCGAGAATACGTTGAGTCGTTAGACTCGAGGAGTTTTCTTAAAACTCCCCACCGAGGACCTTGTTGTAATTGGTTGAAGACAACCAAGCCTTCAAGGCATCGATAGCGTATCCGATCTCCACGTCTGTGAAACCAGTGCGAGGCTCGTCAACGACGAGATACACACTGAACCCCTTTTCGGTATTCACTGCCGAAATGGGATCCGCTGCGATTTTCTTCTGAGATAGACGAATTTCGCGACGGAAACGACTTGCAGTAGTATTCTGTTTCGTCGTCAGACTGGTATTTCCGTCGGCGCTCGTGTAAATATTCTGAGACTCGCCCTGTTTGGTGCGAGGCAAAGAAATTGCCACGGCGTTGACGGTTACACTTTGGGGATCTGCAAGCACTGGAAGCTCCTGTTTTACTTACGCACGTTGTACACACAGCGAGCTAGTGAGAAATCCGGGATAAACCCAGAGCGCCCAAGATAGCGTGCTGCATAGCGCTTAACGGAAGATCCGGAAGCGCAAAACCGAAAGGATTGCCGTGCACTCGCCAATAGTGTCTATTGGTCCGTGTACAGCTGGCAGAAGCAGAGACAGTCTCATCGTGAACCGTTTTAAAGGTTCCAAAGCACTCTTTCTTTGAAGTCATCTTTCGCTCCATGGTAACGTAGAAGTAGTCCGCTGCAAAGCGGTCTGCAACTCCGGCATCCATGTTGTTAATGACGTCTCCAACGTTAGAGAACCAATCGATGAGCCAGGTCCAGGGAACAGCATTGTATACAACAGAGGGTGTAGGACGGAATCCAAAGATTCTTGCCTTCATACCTCCGTTCCATCCAACAGCCCCCGGGCCTGAAGGAAGCCAGTAACGAAAACGGCCAGAAGCCGTAACTTTTCTGGTTCTCTTCCAAGTGTCTAGACACTTAGGTTGACTGCGATAAAACTGTGTAAGCATAACCGGATTAAGGTTACCATACCCAGTTGTCTCAGTCTGACCTTCTGCGTCAACATCGTCGAGAAGAATAATCTTCCGACGTACTGCCTTACCATTGTCTCGCATCAACTGCTCAAGACGCTTTTGCATATTCAATTGTGTAAACACAAAAGAACGTACATCGCGCAGCAGCGGCTCCCATCCAAACTTTTCTGCAAGGAAATAATTCCCAGCAGATTTGAGTTGAGGCGTGAACCGTTGCATGAGCATCCCAGGTAAGTCTTTCAATTCATAAATGAAATTGAGAGGCTGTGAACTTGGGGCTACGATCGAATTCTTCATTCGAGCGTAGGCAGTAGCACCATATGAATGGGGATCTGTGTCCACAGCCAGGAAACCTGGCTCTGGAGCAAAGAATCGTCCAGTATATGCGTGAGCTTCCCAACCGGGAGCACCAACTTGGATGCTATCGGAAAGGACATGGCTCATCGTTTGCTGCTGCAATGCGAATTCACCACCATTGTCACCTAAAGAAGGCTTATTATAGCCAGGATGGTTTTCGGAGTATTTCCAGTAATCACGCACCTTATGGGTGTATAAAGACTCGAATCCTCCATTAACATACCCGCCTATAAATTCGGCTAATCGATAGTCGACATCGGTAGTGATCAAGGGTAACCTCCTTTCGTGGAGCAAGGACGTCGAACGCCGGATGGGGAACCTTAGGGAACCC